CAAGCAGAAGCGCAACCGCGTCGCGCCGCAAAACAACCTGCTGGTGCTCGACTTCATCGACGACGGCAACCTGATGAACATGCTGAACACCACGCAGGTCAAAGAAACCCTGCTGCGCCTGCATACGACCGCAGGCGGTGGCCAGGCTACCGTGTTCCTCGACTACGTGGCCGACCTGCGCCGCCTGAACTGATCGGGGGCGGGCCATGTTCGACGACATCAACTTCGACATGGACGGTGCGAGCTGGGGCGTCACTGCTGACGTCTCCAACTCGGAGCCCGCCATGCAACCGACCACGGCGACCGGCAACGGCACCGGCTACTTCGTCGACAACTCCTGGCAAAACGCGATTTTCGGGACCGTCAGCCAGGCGCTGAACTACGCAATCGTGCGCGATCAGCAGAACATCGCGAAGCAGACCGGCACGCTGTACGCAGGGACGCCGGTCGTCGCGACGCCGCAAGCCCAAGCACAGATGCAGAACAGCCGCATTCTGCTGCTGGGCGCGGTGGCAATCGGCCTGGCGTTCGTCCTCAAGGGGAAATGACATGCCAGGCATGATGCCGCCGCTGCAATTGTCGATGGGTTCCTCGGCCAGCTCCGACGCCAAGGGCGGGAGCGCGTCGGGCGGGGGGATGGGCGCACTCAATGAGGGCGACTGGATCATCCAGACCACCGGAAACGGCGACAACGGCGCGACCACCACCAAGCCGCAGGCGTCGTCTAGCCTGCTGATGGCTGGGGCCGTGGTCGTCGCCGCCTGGCTGATCGCGCGCCGGTAATGGGCACGCTGACCATCGAACCCGGCCAGCTCGACGACGCGGCGCGCGCCGCCTACGCGAAAGCGTTCGACGCGCGCCGCGATACAACGGGCGGGCTGGGGGACATGGTCGCCTGCCTCTCCAGGGCGCAACTATTCGACGTCAAGCTCGGCGACCAGGTCGTCGCGCGCTACGCCTTGCAACAGGTCGACCGCGCGAAGGGGGCCGAGGTGTTCATTGTCGGCGCGGCGGGGTCGGTTCCTGGCGTCGACCTGGTCGACCTGGTCGAGCCATACATCGCGCGGCAATGCGCGACGGCCGACCGCCTGGCGATCAACACCCGACGCAAGGGACTCGTTAAAAAACTGCTGCGCCAGGGCTGGACCCTGGACAGCTACGTCATGAGGAAGAAACTACGATGAGCAGCTCGGACAGCGACAGCGACAGCAGCCAAACGCAAACCAGTACCACCCAAGACAACCGCATTAACGCGGCGTCGGGATCGGTCAATTTCAGCCAGGCCAGCGGCAATACCGTGACCTCGGACGATCACAGCTCGAGCACGACGGTTTACCAGAGTCTCGACGCCGGGGTCGTCGGCGACTCCTACGACTTCGCGTCGAAAATCAGCGCGGGCGCGGCCAGCACGGCGGCGGCGTCGGTAGGCGCGATGCAGGCAACCACCAAGAACGCGCTTGCGGCCGTGGGCGACGCCTACGCAGGCTCCATGGCGGGCACCATCGACATTTCCAAAAATGCGATGGGCCGGATTCAGGACATGGCCGAGAGCAGCAATGCGAGCGTGTCGTCGGCCTGGAAAGGCGCGGTGGGCGTCATCGACGACAACACCAAAACCAGTGTCTCGGCGATCAGCTCGGCCAATACGGCCGCACTGAGCCAGGTGTCGAAAGCCTACCAGGGCGTCACCGATGAACTCGCGTCCGCCTGGCAGGAAAGCAAGGCAGGCGAACAGAAATTGCTCGCCTATGGCGTCATGGCGGCGGTCGCCATGGTCGCACTCGGCGCACTGCGGAAGGCGTAACCATGGCGAACTTCTACCAATACACCCTCAAGGCCGGGCAGGAAGTCCAGGCCGGGCAGTCGGGCAAGCTGATCGTCGTCGACTCCGTCGTCGGCGCGGACGGCGTCGACATTACGCCCATGTTCAACAACGGCACCGGTCGCACCATGCCGAACCGGAAAAAGGGCTTCAAGTGCTGGACCGACTACGACGCCGTGGTGCTCAAGGCAAACGCGGATTGCGTCGTATCGCTGTTCCTGAGCACTTCCGATGTGTCGCTCGGCTTTACCGACGGCTCGTCGGTCAACGTCGCGGGCGGCGTGTCGATCCTGAACGGCGCGGACGCGCGTATCCCTGTGGACCTGGCGGGCGGTAACGTCACCGTCAACGCGGCCGGGGTCACGATCTCCAACACGACCGCCGCACCAGTTCCGACCAAGGAAGTGCGCGGCGTGACCGTCGTCGACCTGGCCGCCGTCGTGGTCGGTGTCGCGGCCGTCAAGATCGTAGGAGACGCGACCCTGTCGGGCCTGCGCATCCGCAACAACAGCGCCGCGAACAAGCTCGCGCTTGGTGGCGCGGGCGTGACCATGGCGAACGCGGCCGTTATCCTGCAGCCGGGCGAAACCTGGGTCGAAAATGACGTACCGGGCGCGAACTGGTACGGGATCAGCGACGCCGCCGGCGCGGACGTCCGCGCACAGGGGGTCAAATGACGCACCTGGCACGGAATGACGTCGACCGCCTGAAAAAAAACGACCTGGTGCTCGTCAAGGGCGTTTTCCCCTACACCGGCAACGCGGTAAATTTCTTTGGCGATTCGATCACCGTCGGCGTCGGCGCGAGTGTTCCGGCTAACTGCTGGCGCAATCTCCTGGCGACCCGGTTCGGCTGGACGCAGTACAACGGCGCTATCTCGGGCGGCTCCATCATGGACTGGATCGTCAATGCCTACAGCCAGAACGTACCGGCCGACGGCCTGTCGTTCATCCTGCCGGGCTTCAACGATCAGCGGAACACCGGAGGCGACGCCGCCAAGATCGACGCCTACAAGTCCGCGCTGTATGCGGCCGTCGCGCACCTGGCGATTCCTGAATCGGCCAAGATCAAGGGCAACAGCGCGGCCATTACCTACACCGGCACCTGGGCCGCGTCGCCTGTGCGAGCCTACGGTAAATATTCAAGCGAATTGAACGCGGCCGCGACCGTCAAGGTGCGGGGCGACGTCGTCTACATCTCGACCCTTCAACAGCTCGGCAACGGCGGCATGCTCAAGGTAGAGGTCGACGGCGTCGACCGTGGAACCTACAACCTCATGACGACGGTCGCCAACGGCGGCGCGGTCACCAGCGTGCAATACATGCCGATGCTGATCCGCATTCCGAACCTGGGCGAAGGGCTCCACACGGTCAAGCTGACCAAGACCGACCCAACCAACGGCGCCCGTAACGTGTGGCTCGACTGGGTCGCGGGAAGCCAGGGCGCCGGAACGGGCGCGGCGGCGGTCTACCTGGGCAACACCCTGCGCATGAATGCGGCGGGCGCGGCGACCGGTGCGCCGAATTACAGCTCGTACACCGAGGCGGGCAACGCGGCATTCTGCAAAGTGGCCGACGAAGTCGCGGGCGTGCTGGCATCCGACGGACTGCGCGTGTTTTCGGTCAATACCAGCGCGGCATACAACCCGGAGGGCGGCGAGGTCGACGTCGACAACGTGCACCCGAACGATACCGGCATGGCGAAGCTGGCCGACGCATTCGCCGCCGTGCTCCAGGCCCGGCCGCAACGCGACGACGGCGGGGCGCTTCGCAAGTTGCGCCGCGACTTCGACACGTTCACCGGCCAGGCCGGGGCGGTCGCGGCGGGCACCTATGCGCCGGAAATCGTCGGCATCACGACGAAGGGGTCCAACACCTACACCGTGCAGGTCGGTAACTACAGGATCAGCGGCGGCATGTGCACCGTTTGGTTCGAGGTCAAGATCGACACCAAGGGCGTGGCTATGACTGGCGACGTATGCGTGACCCTGCCGGTAGCAGTCAACGCGGCAAGCGGGGCCGCGCCTGGCATCGTCGGCGAGCGAACCGGCTACACCCTGGCGGCGAACGTCAGCGGGCTTTATATCGAGGCCGTGCCAGGCCAAAACCTGGCCGTGATCCGAAACTCGGGCGTGGCATTCAGCCAGCTCGACCCGGCCAACATCGCACCAGGCGCACGCCTGCGCGGCTCGATCAGCTACCCGCTATGACGAATCAGCAAAAGGCGGTGCTCGTTTTCACGCTGGCGGCGGCGGTCTACCTGCTGGGCCGCGACAGCCTGCCGGATGAGGACGACCCAAATTATGAAGAGCCGGACCTGGTCGACCAGGCGTCGGCGCTGTGGGATGACATAACGGATGGAGGCTACATGACGCAATGGGAGCAACAGAACGTGAATGCGTTTCTGATGACGGTGCGCGTATCGGAAGGAACCAGCGGGAGCGAGGGCTATTCGACGCTGGTCGGCGGCGGGCAATTCGACAGTTTCGCCGACCATCCGCGCCGCCTGGTGTTCCTGCCGAACCTGGGCATCAACTCCAGCGCGGCCGGGGCTTACCAGATCCTGCGCCGCACCTGGGACGGCGTCGCCGGAAAGCTCGGCCTGACCGACTTTACGCCGCAGTCGCAGGACCGCGCGGCCGTCGAGCTGATTCGCCAGCGCGGGGCGCTCGCCGATGTGCGCGCGGGCCGGTTCGCCGACGCGATCGCGAAATGCAAGAAGGAATGGGCCAGCCTGCCGGGCGCGGGATACGGGCAACGGGAAAACAGCCTGGCGACGCTCCAGGCGGCATACATCAACGCAGGGGGGAATCTGGCATGACGCGAGACGACGTTTACGACCTGGTGCTCGGCCTGTCGGTCGCGGCCGTCGCTTACATGCTGTGGAAACAGCAGAAGGCGGCGACGCAGGGGAACACCGGCATTGTCGGCCCGGCAATCGGAAATATTCCGGCACCTATCGAGGTCCAGGGCGACGCAGAAGGCGGCTACTTCTACGACCTGGCAGACATCAACAGCGTGTTACAGGGGGCGGTCTGATGAGCCTGGCGGAAAACAAATACGTGCTGATCGGTGCAGGCGTCGCACTGTGCGTCGCGCTGTACCTGGCGAAGCGCGGCGCGGACGCGGTCGGGGCGGGGCTGAACGCGATTAACCCGGTTGATCCGAACAACATCATCAACCGGGGCGCGGAAAGCGTCTACCAGACCGTGACCGGTTCGAATGGGACCATCGGCGGCGACTTCTACGACGCAACGCACGGCGGGCGGCTGGACGTCACCAGCGGCAACAACGCGGCGGCGGCGTCGGTCGACTGGATCGGCGGCGCGATCAGCGGCGACAACAACTGGACCCTCGGCGGGGCTATCTACGACTGGACGCATTAACCATGAAAATCGAAAAAATCATTCCGACCGGGCCAGAGGTCGGCCGCGAAATCATCATCGTCCTGTTGGGCGTGCTGGGCGCGGCGTTCATCCTGAGCCGCTTTCCGCAGTTGCAACAGTTCGTCACTTCCAACAGCCTGACGGTCAAGAATGACCAGGGCTCTGTGCTTTTCTAACCGAGGGGAAAACTATGAAATTCATCAAACGACTGAAAGAGCCGTCCACCTGGGCGGGCCTGGCGGCGCTGGGCGTCCTGCTGGGCGGCGACCCGGCCAAGGCCGACGCAGTGCAGACGCTGGGCGTCGCGCTGGCGGGCCTGATCGCCGTGTTCATGCCGGAATCGCGGGGCGAGTGATGCCAGCCGCACCGGGCAACCGCTGGACCGACAAGCTGTTTATTCCGGCCGTGACGCTCCTGGTCAACGGGGCTATGACCTACGGCGTCATCTCGACTCAGCTCCAGTGGTTGCGCTCGGACCTGACCAGGCAACAGCAGCAAATCGACCGGCTGGAGACGCGGCTGTTTGATCGGGGCGCGAAGTGAGCAGGACGGCGAAGGTCGCGGCCGGGGCGCTCGCGCTCTACCTGGTCGCGCGCTACCTGGCGAACAGAGTCAGCAACAACGGATGAACAGCGAAAACCCGGCCTACACCGGGTTTTTTTACGTCACCTATCGCGTGACATGTCCGAAAAGAGTTGCATTGTGTGGACATGTCACAGATAATCGAATCTCCAACAACAGGGGAGACTGATGGCACAGCAAAAAGAGGACAAATTCACCGCCGACCTGGTGACAGCGAAGCGCGGCCGACCGGCCAGTCTGAACCCGATGACGGCCGCAGAGCGCAAGGCGGCACAGAGGGCCAAGAACAAGGCGGCGGGCCTGACGACGCTGACAATCGAGCTGCCCGACGAGCTGGTCTATGCAATCAAGTACCGGTGTAAGGCGACGCCGACCAGGCCAGAACGGACCCAGCGCGAAGTGATCGAGGAAGTGCTACGCAATCAGCTGATGAGGAAAAGATGAGCAATCAACTAGAAACGGTCCTGTCGGCCAGCTATGGAAACGACAGTGTCGCGCTGATCCAGTGGGCCTATGAGAGTGGCATCAGTAATGCCGTGGTGACGTTCGTCGATACCGGATGGGCGGGTGAGGGTTGGATGGAGCGCGTAGAACGGTGCGAGGATTGGGTTAGGTCGCTGGGATATGAGGCCGTAAGGATTACACCAGCGGTACAGTTTGAGGAGCTGATACGGATGCGCAAGGGCTTTCCGAACCAGCGTTATCAGTGGTGCAGCGGGCTACTCAAGGGCGTGCCGTTTCTGGAGTGGATCGACGCTGTAGACCAGGAATGCAAGGCAACTGTGTTGATCGGGAAGCGGCGCGAGGAGAGCGAGGAGCGCAAGGATACGCCGGAATTTATCGAGGCCAGCGACTACCACGGCGGGCGGCGTGTGCATCATCCCTTGTACCTGCATGACGAGCTGGCGCGCGATGCGCTGATCCATCGCGCCGGGTTCGAAGTGCTACCGCACCGGTCGAAGGAGTGTGATCCGTGCGTGAATGCCAACCGGGGCGACCTGCGCACCCTGGCGGCACCCGACGTCGTCAAGCTGGCGAACCTGGAAGGCGATGTAGGAAAGCCGATGTTCAGGGCGAAGCGCCACGGCGGCGCGCGGGGTATAGAGCGCGTCATCAGATGGGCCAACAGTCAGCAGGGGAGGTACAACGACCGGCAGGACGATCTGTTTTCCTCGCCCTGTTCTAGCGGCTACTGCGGACACTAAAACATAGGGGGGGGCGATGAAGAAAAGTGAATTGCTGGCCGCGCTGGCGAAGATTCCAGGCGATCCGGAAATCATGGTGGCGGGGTATGAGGACGGATACGAGCGCCTGGGCATGCTGTGGTGGACATACGTCGATCTGGCGAACCCGAACAGCGCCGCGCACTGCCGCGAGTTCTACGTCGGGACGTACCAGGACGGAAAGCCAACGGCGCCAGGAGTAGAGCTGGTCCTAGTGATGCAGGCAGGGCCGAACGAATAGACCCAAAAAAAAAGCCCGGCAACACCGGGCTTTTTTGCGGGAGCCTGGTCAATGTGCATGGTCGCGGAGTTCGTTTGCTGCCTCTTGCCATACGGCTTTGATGGCGGGGTTTCTCTGGCGCTCGGCGTACATGTCGAGCAGGATCGTGGCCGGGCGAATCTCCAGGAGCTTCGCGACGCGCATCGCGATTTCGTCATCCATGCTGACCGGCATTAGGCGATAGCGGCAAATCGTTTGCCGCTGAACACCGAGGGCGCGGGCTAGTTCCGCATCGCTGGAAATGTGGTGTTTGGCGCGCACGGCGTCGAGGTACTGAACGGTAGAGGGCATGGCTTGGGCTCCTGGGGGCGTGAGAAAACGTGACAATTTAAACACACAAAAATTGTGAGAATGTGTGAGAAAGATTTGGAAATGTTAACAGGCGTCAACTCTACATCAGAAGTCCTGTGACAATCAACTGTGTTCTGTAACGGGCCTAGCTCAACAGTAACAAGTTGTAAAGGGTTAGTTGCTTGTGCTTGACAGAAATATTTCTGTTGACTACGTAAATGGTCATGAGACAACATGGCGACTTCCGGCTGTTGATCTGTCGCGGGGGCGCGGCGTGAGGAGGATCAACAGGCCGGACCACTACCAGGAGACGCCATGGGCACCAGTCGACAACAAGAGCAGGACGCACTAGCACAAGTCATGCGCGCGGACGAAGAAGAAGGACGCCGGGCGTTTTGGTGGGGCATGCTGCCTGCCGTCGAGCGCGGCCGCGCGCTGGGCCTGGCGCGTCTCGACGTCACCCGAAAGGACGCCGCGCTGTCGACGTTCTCCGTTCTGGAGCGCGAGCGCATCCATAGCGCGCTCGGCCTGCATATCGCGCATATGACCATTTTGCAACAGTGCTGCGGCATGCCAGAGGAGCGCCGCCCGGCCGTCGACCCGGTCGGCGCGGTATCGCGCCTGGCCGAACTGGAACAGCAACAGGAACAGACCAAGCGCCGCCGCGACGAGTTCGCCAGGCTCCAACAGGAACAGCAACAGGAACAGGGCAGTAAAGGGCAGTTGCACTAATGCCTGTCATCCAGCAAGAGCGCGGAGTCAAGCGCGTCGCTGGCCTGCCGGATCGGTGGGGCCGTCGCGCTTACCAGGAGCTGACGACCGCACTCAAGAAGCACGGCGCGACCAGCAAGCAATACCAGGATTTATGCCGATTGCTCGACTCCGTCACCAGTTCGCCGATTCCGGTCGATGCGACCGACGCGAGCCTGTGCGTCCTGGCCGAGCATTACGCCAGCGACTGCGCAACCGTGCCGCTGGCCGAGTTCTCCGTCTACGCCGCACAGGGGCCGTCACAGCTCAAGACGCCGCGCGACCGCCTGGCCGAGATGTGCGTCCTGCGCGGGATCGCGCCGCCGACCTGCGAGGACGACGGCGAGGCCGTCAAGCGCATGATGGACCCGGCCTGGTGGCGGCTGGGCCTGCGCCGGGCGCACGGCCGCGCGTTCGAACATGCGGCAATGCGCCTGGGCTTCGTGTCGGTCAAGTCCGGTTCATATTGCTCCGACGAGACGGTCGAGCGCCGTCGCCAGCAGAACGAGCGCAACGCGGCCGCACTCAAGGCCGCGATGCTGCGCAACGAAAAGGGCCAGGAGTTCAGCCTGTACGACCTGGCGCAAAAGGGCATGGCGAACAAGAGCAACCGCAAGGGAGAATTAATGCTCCGTATGGCGGGCTGTGAGGACGTCGCCAAGGAATACAAGCATGTCGGCCTGTTCGTCACCGCGACTTGTCCATCGAAGTATCACGCCGTCTTGCACGGCACCGGCCAGGCCAACCCGAAATATGCGGAGGCGGGAGCGCCGACGCCGCGCCAGGCGCAACAGTGGTTGAACACTGCATGGGTACGCACCAGGGCACAGAACGACCGCGACGGCCTAGCGCCCTACGGGTTCCGCATCGCCGAGCCGCACCACGACGGCACGCCGCACTGGCACATGCTGGTGTTTATGCCGCGCGACCAGGTCGAGACGTTCAAGCGAAACATGTCGATTCACTGGCTGGCCGAGGACGGCACCGAGCCGGGCGCAATCTCCAACCGCGTCAAATTCGTCGAGATTGACCCGGCCAAGGGCACCGCGGCGGGCTACATCGCGAAATATGTCGGGAAGAACATCGACGACAGCCAGGGCGAGGCGTTCGACGAAGAGGGCATAGTCGCCAGCGCCGCGCCTGCCTGTGCACGCGTCGACGCCTGGGCGTCCGTGTGGGGCATCCGTCAATTTCAAGGGCTCGGCATGCCGCCCGTAACCGTGTGGCGGGAACTGCGCCGCGTGAAGGAGGAGCACGCCGACGCGCCGGACTACCTGCGCCGCGCGCTGACCGCGTCGCGCCGGATCGAGGGCACCGGGCCGACCCTGGACGGCAAAGCGCTTGTGCTCCAGGCCGCAGACTTCGGCCAGTACATCAGGGCGCAAGGCGGCGTGCATGTCGGCCGCGACTATCGCATCCATGTTGCCGCCGTGCGCGAAGCCGCGCCGGGCCGCTATGGCGAGATCGAGCGCGAGACGCCGGTCGGCGTGCGCGCCGTGGCCGAGTGGGAAGTCATTTATCCGTCGCTTCGGTTCACTTGGACCCGCGCCGGTCGCAAGTCCCCTCGGAGTCCTTTGAATAACTGTACGGAAGGCACCGTAGGGGCCGATTTTGGACCGGTACAGCCTGCCTGGTGGAACGAGGAGTGGGAGCCGCAAGGCGAATTCGACCCGGCCGAGTCGTTCGCGGAGGTCGAGGCGGCGGGATTGTGGTTCACCGAGGACGAAATTTTGTGGGGAATGGCGACAGCCGGGGCCGAGGCATGGGCCGGGAAGGCGGAATTTTTGGAAGGTCGGGGCGAGGACGCCACGGCCGCGTGGGCGCAATGCGCCGAATATCTGGAGGTAATGGCAAATGCCTATTGACGAGCAAGCGGCGGCAACACTACGCGCCGAGCAAGCGAAGCGCCTGGAGGTCGAGTTGATCGAAATGGTGCGGGACTACGGGCTGATTCTGAGGATGAATCCGAAGGTACGGAACACGATAGCAAAAGTGGCGCAATTCAACGATTTTCAACAACTGGCAAAGGAGCTGTGAACATGGAACAGAACGACAACGCGGTAGAAGTGGGTCATCCGGTCACCAACATGCTGATGCGCGAAGCGTGCGCCGCTGACCTGGGCGCGGCCGACCACGCCGACGCGGGCGGGCCGACGCTCGACGGCGTCACCGGTCATGGGACCGAGTCGGGTAGCACCGGTCATGTGACCGAGGAGGGCGACGCGCTGGCCGACCACTTGCTCGAAATCGAGAACCTGGTCGAAGGTGCGCGCGACGCCGTCGTGCGCCGCCTGGAGCAGTTCGACAACCTGGATGCGCGTGCTGAGCGCATCGAATGGAAGCTCGACCGCCTGCTGTCGATTCTGGCACCGTCCGACGCGCCGCAGCCGCCGACCGTCGTCGCGGGGAGCTGATATGGGCGCGCACCGTTCGCCGGTTCTCGGCCATATCGACTGCCCGGTCTGCGGGCTGGATATGGACGTCAAAAAGGACAAGAACGGGCACGCGATGGGCTACTGCCCGGACTGTTCCCAGCAACTGTTCACCAGGAACGACTACCGGTCCGCGCGCCTGCTGGGCCTGATGCGGCCGCTGGCGCCGGAACCGGCCGCGCCGTCGGCCGGGGGCCAGCCGCTGTCGATTCCGCAGTTCCTGCCGTCGGCAAACCCTGCGCCGAAGCCGCAGGCGGGCGCACAGGGCGCGAACGAGGTCGCGGACAAGGAAACACCCGCACCGGCCAAAAAAATCGAACCTGCGGCCGCTACGCAAGCCGCAGGGTCATCGCCGAAGCCGCGCGCCGCATGGTTCGCAGGGCTTCAACCGATTGTTAAGGGGAAAGCAGATGGAAAATAACGACCAGGTCGACCCGACCGGGGGCGCGCTCGACAGCATCGCGGGCGAAGCGGCCGCGATGGAGGGCCAACAGGAACAGCAACAGCAACAGGCAACAGCCGGGCCAGAAAACCCTATGGCGGGCGCGGTCGGCTGGGCCATGCTGGCGAAGGGCATCGGCGGCGCGCTGGGCGTCGCGCTGCCGGAAGTGAAAGAGGCGTACACCGACGCCGCCTGCATGCAGTGGGGCGAGGCCATGGAAGCACTCAGCCAGAAATACGGCTGGGGCGACGGCGTCAGCCGGTTCGGGCCTGAAATCGCCGTCACGTTCGCATCGCTCGGCCTGGTCCTGCCGGTCGTCCAGGCGGTCAAGCATCGGAAGATGATCCAGGAGAAGCTACAGCAACGCATCGACCAGGGCGGGGCCGAGCCGATGCGCGAGGGCGGGCCGGTCGACGAGGTCGCGCCGTGACGCTCCTGGGCAAAGCCAGGGCCGCGACGGTCGCCGCGCCGGAACAGGCCGAGGCCGCAGAATGGGAGCTGGTCGGCGAGGGCATCCAGCCGCAGGGCGCGCGCCAGGTCAACCAGGGCACCGCCAACGACGCGAAAATCGTCGCCGTCATTGGGGCGTCGGGCGTCGGAAAATCCAGCTACATCAAAGCCGACCTGCTGAAACCGGCCATGAAGTCGAGCGCCGGGCTCCTGATCTGGTCGCCGCTGGAGAAAACCGACAACTACGGCGGATTCTGCCGGGGCGTCGTCGTGACCAAAATTACCGACCTGGTCGCCAGGCTCAAGGCCGGGCGGCGCGCGGTCGTCTACGTGCCGCAGGGCGACGACAAGGCGGTAAAAAAGCAGTTTGACATGTTCTGCCGCATCGCCTGGGAGCTGGTCGGCTGGACCATCCTCGTCGAAGAACTGAGCCGCGTCACCATGCCGAGCTGGTCGCCGCCTGCCTGGCGCAACCTGTCGACGGCCGGACGTCACCAGGGGCTGACCCTGATCGGCGTCACCCAGCGACCGGCCAACGTCGATAAAGACTTCATGGGCAACTGTTCGGAAATCCGGTGCTACAGGGTCAACTACGACAACGACGCCAAGGTCATGGCCGACGCGCTGGGCCTGCAAGACGAATGGGCCGCGACCGGGCCGGGCGGGCGCGCTCAGCGCGTCAAGGCCATGACGATCATCCGTCAACTGCCGAAATACGAATTTATCCACAAAAATCCGGACTTGACGTTGCGCCGTGGCGTCAACAAGGCCCCAACAGGAACAGGAACAGGAACGGATACAGGCCATGGCGCGGGCAGGGTCGGCCGTGGCAAGGTCATGGCTGTTTCACATTCAACCACTTAATCAGGAGCAATCATGGACAAAGCCGTCATTCATACCGCGCTGATCGCGCTCGCCGCCTACGTGGCCGTTGCCGTCATCCAGGACAAAGTTTTCAAAATCCCGGTCGTCGGCGACTACCTGCCGGGCGCTTAATTCGCGCCTGGTGTCACATGTCGCGTGACAGGTCGGGCAAACCTGGACAAGTCACGAAAACAACAACGCAAGCATAGGAGTTACACCCATGTTCTACGATCAAATGATCGACTTCCAGAACTGCACGCCCGGCAACACCGGCATTCTGAAACTGTCGTATAACGCGACCTTCGACAAACTGCACCTGAAGCTGGGCGGCGGTCTGACTGTCGACAAAATCGGCAAGATCGAAGGCAAGGCCAACGGCGTGACGTTCTACGAGGACACCGCCGCTTTTATCCTGATGCGCGACGCCTACCAGGCCGTGTTCACGCAGGCCGATACCCTGACCATCGACTTTACCGAGCCGAACACCAAGGGCGGCGCGGCCGCACAGTACCTGTCGGCGCTGCCGCGCAACCTGCTGTCGTCGCTGACCTTCGAAGTCAGCATCGACGCAACCGCGCCGGTCGGCATGACCCTGAAAGCCGAAGCGGAATACCGCGACCCGACCCAAAACCCGTTCATCCTGCGTCGCAAGAAGTTCGCGATTCCGCTGTCGGTCAACGGCGACAATGATTACAGCCTGCCGTCGGGCGACCTGGGCGGGCTCATCAAGCGCGTGTGGATTCACCACGCGGGCACTGTCGACGCCGCCGAACTGCGCACCAACGGCACGCCGCGCATCCGTGCGACCTCGGCCGCGCTGGCGTACAAGCAGAAGCGCAACCGCGTCGCGCCGCAAAACAACCTGCTGGTGCTCGACTTCATCGACGACGGCAACCTGATGAACATGCTGAACACCACGCAGGTCAAAGAAACCCTGCTGCGCCTGCATACG